GATGTACCTACTTCGTAACCAATATCACCTGTCCCAATAACGGGAGAAACATCACAAAATATTTTTATATCTGTAATGATTGTGTTTGCTGGTTGTGTAAATTCACCTATTGAAGGAGAATCTCCTGCTGTAGTGTTTACTGTTACACCCGTTGCAAAACCTACGTGTTTTACATACTTATTAGTAACAATACCTGTAGATGCGATGTTTACAACATCAGTTTCTGCGCCTGTGCTACTATTAACTGATATTACTTTAAAACCATTTTCAGACCTGACTGGTCCATTAAATGTCGAATTTGCCATAATTTCCTCCTACGGAAATAAGTTCTACTGTCTCGGCTTGTCTGCTAGGTCAGTCTGTAGAACAAGTTAATTACCCCTAGTCCTCTGATTGTATATCATTCGTTTACAAAAGAAAAGGGACCCGAAGGTCCCTTTAATTTTTTCACGTGAGTGAATTATGCTCCAGGTGAACCAAAGATTCCTCTCCAGTCACTAAAACCAAAGCTGTAACGTTCTCTAGCCTTGTATCTAACATTACCAGTTTCGAAGTCACCTTCCATACTAGTTGATACAGGCGTTCTAACGAAATGTTTTAATCCGTTAGGTACGTCAGTTTTGATAAAGAAAGCGTCAGTATCTGTTAGATAATGATTTACAACGTAGCCTTCAGATACCATTCCCATGTTTCTGATTGCATTGATGTCATTATCTGAAGTACCAACTCTTCCAGGAGTTTCCATAAGTCTATCCGCTACAAATTGCAAAGCAGGTGGAATTATTAATTTCCTTGCTTGTGCATTAACTTTAAGATTTCTTTCATCTCTGAAGTCAGCGATATCAATTAACGCTTGTTCAAGTGAAGTTTCATTTAAGTCAGCTGAAGTGGTTAACTCATTTTTCAGATCCACGTTAGCAACAGTAGGATGGTCTGTAGCACAAAGCTCTTTTCCGTCACCACCAACAAATGAAGAACTGAACGCATTGTTTAATACGTTAGCTGCTTTCACTTGCTTAGTTTGTTGCATAGACCTTGCTAAAGCTCTTGTGTATCTTGAAGATAGTGTATCGTAGAGGTTATCTTCGATAGCTTCTTCTGTCAACGCAAATGCTAATGCTACAGTCTCGTGTGTATAACGCGAAGTAAAGGATTCCTGAGCTGTATCATAAATGACCGCTGCTCCCTCTCCTTTAGTTGGTGCTTCACCAAATCCACTTAACATTACTTCTTCCTCAAACGCCCTTTCGGATGTCTCAGTATCGAAGATGTCTTCGTGCTCGTTATTATATCTTTCATACTCTAATCCAAAGAGAGCATGAAGTCCAGGTACTAGTTCTTTGACTAGTTGGGCTCTATTAATTGCCATTATTTATTCTCCTTAGATTATACAGCAAATGTGTTAGTCGGGAATGTAAAGAGTCCTCTCGCATAAGCACCTATTGAGTTGCTTGGTTGCGAAGCGAATCCTACACATAACGCGACACCACTTGATGTTGTTGCAGTCACACCTTCTTTCGATCTACCATTGACAGTGCTGCCTGCAGTAGTTGAAAGGGTGTATTTGTTACCGATAAAACTTACTGCTGGTGTTCCAGCTGTAAATTGAGCCTCGTATACGATCCCAGGATCATTGTAAACGAGAGCCTCTGCATCGGCACTCCCTAGTGTAGCCGTGTCAGCAGTCCATACTTTCGAGAAAGTAGGAGTACCGTCAGTAGCCGTGAATAATACCCCATAAAATACACCTACGGGTGTGCCAGTCGCTGTGCCTTGAATGACATATCCACTAGATAGATTAACTACGTCACCTGAAAAGATTGACGCGTTAGTTCCACTAGCAATTCTCATTTTAGCAGGACGAATAACACCACCGTACATATGATATGCAGGGGTAAAACCATCTGGTTTATTTGTATTAGCCATTGTTATCTCCTTTGTCTAAATACATTGTTATTATTAATTTCCCTTATCGGTAGGTTTACTACCGAAAGCAACTTTAGAAGACCTTTGGATATCGCTATCTTTTATAGGCATTCTTGGGTCGCTTTCTCGCATTAAGTTCTGGTCTACACCGTCCATAGCAGTTTTTGCTTGGTTTGAAAAATAAGCTGTACGCTCATCAGCGGTTTCAACGGGTACTTTAGCGAGGATTAAACCTCCAACCCCAATTACTCCTTTATTACTTCCACTATCTACAGTTGGAGCTTCAAAATCAGGATAGTCTTCTGCTCTCACAGGTTCATATCCTTCTCTAATACGTTTTGACATATTGGATTTATCATCTATCCCTCTAGTAGCTTCTCTAATCCACCTGAATTGATATCCAGGAGGAGCTTCTGGTGCGTCTAACATTGACGGGGGTTTCCAAGGCGTTCTGCGAGTTTGAGAGTCTCGTGTCTCTGCAGATCGTGAGTTACGATCAGTATTGACTTTTATTTCATCTGTCATTTTATACTCCTTCGATATGCTTAGCATATTCTTCTAGCGGCACATTCAGTCTTTTAGCTATTGCTACTTGACTTGGTGTTAGCTTTATTTTGCGTGATGATTTTTTACCAGTAGCACCTCTGCTACTAGCAGCAACCTGTTGCACGGGGGCAGATTGCTCGTTAGAAAACTTGTGTGGAAAAGTTTCAGCCATACGTTTGTCAACTTCGGAATAGTAAGTATCTGAAGTCGGGTCTATCCCTCCCTCAACTAATTCTTTATGTATTCCAAATGCTGCAAATGTCATAGCTTGGTCGTCTCCGAACCATGTGTTTCGTTTAGCCCAGTCCTCTGCTTTTGGATCAGGTCCAGCAGCCTGAGGTTGTAAAGTAGGCTTATACTCTTCAACAGGAACTTCTTGCGGTTGGTTCTTTTCTCTAACTTGTTGCTGAGCGGATAATCTTCTAAGATTCTCTGCTTCAGCACTAGCTCTAGAAAGTTTTTCAGTTGCATCTACAACTGCTCCACTATCGCCAGACTCTTGTGCTTCTTTTAAAAGCTGTTTAGCTCCTGCTATTTCAGATTGTACTCTATTATCATACTCTTTGAAAAGCGAAGAATCTGAATTCTTTAACTTTTCTTTTAAAGTAGATGCTGTTTGATTAACGCTTTGAGCATAATTAACAGCTTCATCTCGCTGTCTTTCTGCTTCTCGCATTTTATATGTTAGTTTATCAATACGTTTTTGTACTGATTCACTAATTTGGTCAAGCTCGTCTTTTGGTTGAGCTTCTTGTTCTACGGGTTGTTCTTCAACTACGACTTCGTCTTTAAGTGAAGTGTCAACATCCGCCTCTCTTAGGTCAACTTCCCCTTCGGGAAGTTCTAGTTCTATTTTTTCTGCTTCATTATTTTGCATGAGTCCTCCTCAAGATTGTTATGATAAAATTGCCTCGGGATCATCAATACAGGCTAGAATCTCATCATCATTTAAAAGACGCATATCGCCACCTTCTATTTGAAAACGAGCTCCAGCATATCTGCCAAAGATTACCCAATCACCTTCTTTACACCAAGCACCCTCAGGAAATTTATGTGGGTCACTATACGCATCTGGTCCTAACGCGACAACATAACCAACAACAGTTGCAAGTCTTTCCTTATCAACAGTTGCTTTAGCTAAATGTATACCGCCTTTAGTTACAGTAGACGCTGTAAAAGGTAATATTAAAATACGATACCCCGTTGGACGTGGTAGCGATTCCGCATGAGAGTCTAAGTTTTCAGGAGTGATTGTAGGCTCATCTAGATTTACATCTTTAGGCTTATCACTTCCGAAATCCCTTAATACTCTATCTGGAACAGTTTTTGTTTCGACTTTACTCGTCATTTGCATCCTCCATATTAGAATGTAAAGTTTGAATTTCCTGTTCAGAAAAACTCAAACCTGCTATTTCACCAACTATCCTTTGGTATTGTTCAAAGTTCTCAACACTTCCAGAAGCTAATGTTTGCGTGAGAGCTTCTTTTCTCTCACGATATTTACGAAGCAAATGCTCCGTAGCTAAGATATAATCCATTTATTTAATGTAGTTATACCAAAGAAGTCCTTTAGTTTGTCCGTAAGCAGCCTTTACTTTAGACTCTTTACCAACAACTTTGCCTTTTGCATCCATATTCACTTCGCCTTCTTTAACAGATTTAGTTCTAGTGTTATCAACCATTGCTGGTTCACTAGGTTCTGCTCTGTTAGCCTTTTTTGAAGGAGATGGATAGGCTTTCATCTTGTCGTCGTAATACTCTCGCATTATTTTTCTCCATTTTGATTTCGACTATCCCTAACTGTTTTTACCAGTTCGTTATAGTTTTTATCAGCGTCGGCTTTCGCTTTCAGCTCTAACTCTTGCAATTCTATAGCAGATTTAGTATCTTGTACTCTTAAATCAGCTTCTATCTTCTCACGTTTAATTTGTGCGTCTATTTCAGTTTTCATAGCTGATAGTTGTGCATCTCTTGCATCATCTTCTGCTTTCTGCATTAATTGTTCTTTTTCTAGTTGTAACTGCTGCTGGAACATTTCCATTTGTGGGTTTTGTTGTGCTGCTGCTGCGGCTTGTGCCATTGCTTGTGCTTGACCTGTAACTTGTTGTGTCGCCTGTGCTGCCATCATAGCTATTTCGTTCATCATTTCAGGCGGCATAGGTTGGTCTAGTTGTGGAAGCGGTTGACCCATTGCTTGTTCTACTTGTTGTCTATATAACATTGCCTGATGTTCTTGTATGTTTGCACCTATCGCTTGCATAGCCACAGGGTTTTGTTGCATCATAGGGTTTTGCATAAAAGCACTATGTGCTTGTATATACGCTTCGTGGTTTTGGAACGGATAAGCTTTTATAGGATTACCAGTCATAGCTGATTGTTGATCACTTATTGGGTCACGCGGGGGTACTTCTTGTTCTGGCGGTAATAACGCATCAATATCTTTTATATTTAAGGCTATATACATTTTTCTGTAAGACTCACGTAAATCATGTAATTGAGGTGCTGCTTGTGCCATTTGTAACTGAGTTTGAGCTAAAGTAATTCTTTGCGTCATACTAAATATATTTGGGTCACTAACAGGAATAACATCTACAGAATTATCGAAATCTTGTTTAAATACATTTTCTGAAGCACCTTGTACTTGATAAGGATATTCAGGTGGTAAAAACTCAGCAAAAACTCTTTTTAAAATTTTAAATTCAGTTCTTTGTGCGTAATGTAATCTTTTATGTATTGCGGACATAACTCTTTGTCCTTTTTCCATAAGGGCTACTGTTGTTCCTACAGGGGCTTCAGAGTTACCATCGCCTGTTGGATTTTCTACTGTAGCCGCAAATCTTTTACCAGAATCAACTAAAGCTCCTAATAACGTAGTTAAAGTACCGCTTGGCTCTTTATAAGGTAAAGGAAGGAAAGCATCTTGCAATCTTCCACCTGGAGCGTCAACATCACGCCATTCTCCTGGTTGTAATGGGTCATCATGCTTTTGAATATTCAATCCACGTGATTTAAACCCTGCTGGTAGGTTAGAAAGCGTTCCTGCGTCTATTAATTGACGTAAAATCGCTGTAACTGACTTAGTTAAGCCTCCCATCATGTGAATTAACCCAAAACCGTAAAAACCTAGTCCTGGAAGGAACTTATAATGCGTAAAATGTTCGATTTTCTTACGCATTGGGTCTTTTTCGTCATAATTTGGTCTAATTGCAAGAATTTTGTTGTTATCTTTGCAAATAGTTACAATATAAGGCAATGCTAACCCTGTTTCTTCACCATTTTCGTCTTTATCTTGATATCCTTCTAAATCTAGGTCAACATGCATCTCTAAAAGCGTATATTCTTCATCACTTATCGTTCTAGTTAGTCCTTGTAGCTCATCTATCTTTTCATCAACGTCTGTTGAGTCTACTCCTGTTCCAGGAGCCGACATATCCATGTCTGCGTAGAAGCCTGATAACTGTAATTTACGTAATTCGTTCTCATTCATGTGAATTACGTGTGTGATTCTAGGAGAAGTTAATAAATCTACTGCGTAATAGGGAACAACTAGGTCTTCAGACTTAACAAACCTTGCTACTGCACGTCCAACTCCTGGATCGTAGTAAACTTTTTTAAACGCAGAACCAGATAACGGTAAATAAAATAAAAGCTGATCCATCTCTGGGTCGTATTCTTCCATTTTATAAGTTATTTGA